TGTTGTTATCTATTCGATCTATTGATCCACCATCAAAGTATGTCGGCCCCATGTCTTTCCAAAATTCATTGAAATTTGACCATGATACATCATACTTAATTCCTTTCTCACGCTTCTTGTCGTCACATCTCTGCTTCATTCCCTTCCATATCGCATGTTGCCTAGTGTTACACATGTGATGCTTACACTTCATATGATACGGCCTACACTTTACACAGGTTTTTGCTTTCTTGCCGTAATATATATCAACCTCAACTTTCTCAAAGCACTCTGGGCACATAAACAAACCAAACCTTCTACCCCTGATATTGCCATTCTTAGATACTGTTTCTTTGATACCAAGATCTTCAACACATTCCATAATAACCTCTACAATTAATGTTTAGTTAAACTATAACTACCTAGTCACACCACACATTAACCGTAGAGGATACACAAGCTAAAATCCTCATTTATTGACTGTTCGTATATCAATAAAACTTAAGTGCCTGTTTTTACTCTTCAATTGCAGTGTATATCAATGCAATCCATTCTGGACGTGTTATTAGAGTCCCATACCAGAAGCGGAGACTGTAAAAGCCCTTCTTACCATACGGGTCATTATACGCATCAGCAGTAGCAACGCCAGGCTTCTTGTGAATAATACTAAACTTCACAGACTTTCCGGAAGAACTAAAGCTAATAGTTGAGAAACTACCTGAACCAACAAACAACATTGGAGCTACATCAAAATGGTCAGTACCTTCAACATCAGTAACTGCACAATTCTGATCATTCGCACCAGCAGCAGCACCACCACCTTCCCATCGCATCATCTCTGGGGCTACAATAAAGCGAGTACGACCAATTGCACCCTCCTCACCAACAGCAACATTACCAGCCTGAGCATAAGAGGCAACCTCTTTCCAAGCAGCAACATCATGCAGATCAACCATTCCCTCAAGAGTCTGAAGAAGTTCTGATCCAACATAACAATAACGAGCAGCACTAATAACCTTGGTATCGATCATACGTGAACCACTAATAAGCTTGGTTCCTTTTGGACACTTATTGTCATCCAAGGTAATATTGATCTTCAAAAGATCCTTATAATTAACGATACAATCAGAAGCAGCATTACCATCAATAGTTGCAACAGTGGTTACACCGCCAGCAAACAAACTTACACCAGCAGCAGCAATAAGATCAAGCTGAAGGTTATCTTCAACAAGCTCATTAGCAGCAACGAGTGATTCGGTCATAATGTGATCAAGCAGCATGTCGTCAGTATCAAACTGAATAGAATCTTCAGTATAAGTACTAAAGAAACCCTGCTCAGCAATAGAACCCTCAAGTGTAGTACGAGAGTGACCGATTCTATTTACCATCCCACCTTCCTCAGTGAGAGCAGGAAGACGCTTCGTAATGGTTCCGACATCCTTAGATCCACCATACAAAGAAAGCCCACCACTCATTGCAACCATTGTAGCGGCAACGTAACCAGTAGCGGCTTCAGCGAGTGCAGCGGTACTGAAACCAGCAGCATTACCAGCAACAGTAGCATCTGGAACCAAAACATTATCTGCGGTGAACAGATGAAACTTGTCCATAATCAGAGTTGCACCAGCAGCATCAAGCCCCTGATCATTCACATTACGATCATCCAAGACCGGAATGTATTCATACTTTTTAATCTTTTTACCATGATACTTAGGCATCACAGTAGTATCTGCCAACTGTTGGAATACCTGACGGTTACGAATGGCAATAAGAGCCTTGCGTTGCCATTTAAACAGATTAAACTGTTCACCTTCTGGAGCACCAACATCAACACTTGACTTCAAACCGTTTACGGGATCACTATAAATCATAACTTTTACCTAATTTCCTTTAGCCAACCTCTGCCATAAAGTCTGCATCAGACATCTTATCATAATCTTTTTCAGACTTCTTTGACTTTGGTTTACCTTTAATTGGAGCAGCAGCTTTCTTGCGCTTTTTGCGACTAGCTTCCTGCTTCTTCTTAGCTTCTTTTACCAATGGATTAGGTTCTTTGTTTTTTGGATCAGATTCTTTCTTAACGCCATCACCCTCAAGAACCCCATTTTTCTGCAGTACCTGCGTTGCCTCACGGTACGCCTCAATGCTAGACAAACCTTTCATCCTACCTAAAGTTTGTTCTTTTTCAACATGAGCTTGCACTGCATCAAATACACCACTTTGAATGTGGCTATCTATAATACCTACGATCTCAGGATTTTCGGCTATAATACCTCTACTTTTCTGGTCCCATTGCTCTCCCATCACGGCTATTGACCTATCATAGCTTTCATTGCCACGAATATTGTCAATCGCTTGGTCGAGATCGAACTCAGAATCAGAGACACCATAATCTTTCGGCTTATACTCTTCGCCAGCCTCAGTATCGATATCAAGTGGATCTACTCCCGCTTCCTTAATTAGCTTAGCAATTGCACCAGGATCTTTCTTATCCAAATCAATAAGGCGATTTATCTTATCTACATCAAGCAAATCGTTATTCTTAAGACTTTTGATAATCTTCAAATGTGGTTTAAGCTCTGACATCCGCTTTTGATACCCAACACCCATTTGCATGAGTCGTCTGGCATCTTCCACATTATCTACCTGCATGTACTTACCATTGGCTTTAAATGGCGCAAATAAATCCTTATAACCAGCTTCAAAGTCGATATCAGGGGTATCTTCAGTATCTTGCTCTCCATCGAGAGTTTCCGTGTCTTTGTCTACTTGACCATCATCTTCTTCACTGCCATCTTCTGACTCATCATCTTCATCGTCTGATTGGTCATCATCCAGAGTGTCCTCTTGATCATCGACATCAGCTTCATCCAAATCTTCATCAGGTCCATCTTGTTCATCGTTCACTACTTCACTATTTACTTCGGCAACGGTTCCAATAGGATCGTCAGACTCAGTTGCTTCCATAAAATCATCATCACTCATATTCTCAAGATCAACGGTTTCGTCAATGCCATTAGCCATTAATTAACCTCCGGATCAACTTCTCTATCAAGTTCGTCCCGTGCAGCCTTAACATGCTCTTCCATCTCATTACCCTGTAGAACAGTTACCCTGAGCCAACGCTGAAAATAGGCAATACCGTATAGCATCTTTTGCATCTCAAGCTTAGTCCTATCGTCAAGATTATCTTCACCCAGACAGGACACAAGTCTCATAGACTCTTCCTGGAAATAATGATGGCCAACTACCTTATTAACCAATGGATTTTCAAGCATCTTGTTGATATCATCTCTCAAAGCTATGGCATGTTCTGCCTCTTCAATACTGATACGAATTTCTTCCATTTCACCTAAATTCTCGTCTTGCATACAGGGTCACCTTATGAATGTGTTAATTATTATTGTACACCAGCATTACCATCACCGACAGCACCAGCACCTTGTTCATCAGCTATCATTAAATCAACCAACTTCTGTTCATTCTTATTCTTACTATCATTATCTTGTTTGTCAAGTTCATGTTGTCTATGTACTCCAGACTCTTGCTCGACAAAGTCAAGATCTTCTTTATCAGACTTACTATTAAGACTTCTACCTTTTGCAATCTCTGTTTCTGTCTTAGCCTGCTTAAGCCCAACGTCCACAGCATTCTCTTGGCCCTTAGCCTGTTCATTGTAAACCTGAGCTTCCAACAACTGAATCTCAAGCTTAGCCTTATACGCAGCAGCGGGATCTGGTTGTGGCTGGTATTCAGATATCATCTTACTAAGTTCTGGCATCTTTCTAAGCCTGGCTATATCGCTAAGTATAATCTGCTTAAATTCAAACGGCATAGTCTCACCTGCGGTCTGCAACATAAACTCTAGGCCAGCAGCTTTCTCATTATCAGCTTCCGGAGTACTAATACTCAATGTAATATCAAACTCTCCAGCAAGATCATCTCTGCTTATATTAACAAATTCTTCATCAGTTATCCTAAGAATTTCCTCATCACTGATAAATTCTTGGTTCATACTTATAATCTTTCTACCTATCTGCACGATTCCATTAGCAAGCCGTCTAAGTATGTCAAGTTCTCTTTTGGTTGTAGCGTCTGTAGCAAGCCTAGCTCCACCAACACTGTTTCCAAGTGAATTCCCTGTAATGCCACCGCTACTAAATGCTTTAACGCCAGTAAGACTCTCAGCTTCATTTGAAGTGTATCCAATCATATCCATAGCGCTTCTTGGAACATCAGGATATGTACCCATGTGAAATGCTTGCCTTGGGTCAACATTAGCATTGAACTTATAATCATCACCACGTTCATACTTACGTGCATTGACTGGATCAAGAGCGTCTTTACGGCTACCTTGCTGCCCATTTGCACTTCGACCCATTACATCAAGAATACCTCGTGTAACAGCACCTATGACCTTTTGATTGTCCTCAATCAACGCACCATCTGGTTCACCGTAAACCTGCTTCCTACGTGGAAGGAATTGAACCAATGCAAAAGGTATCTTTTTATCTGGGAATGGAGTTTCTTCCAGTCTAAGCATAACGTCACCTGCCCACGCAGCTACAATAGGTTTCGTTACTCCATTACCATCTATATCCCAATATCCAAAATACCTATAAACAACAAACTTCTTTCTAGCATCGTCTCTAAACCTAAAGTTACTTGCATCTGCACTTTCAAAGTCACTATCGGTCAAACTATCAGATGAATCGATAGATATCTTATCTATATTCTTATACCTACCATCTTTCTTAAGCTCACTCTTACTTGTCTCAAAACTCCTAATAACAAACTCTGCTTTATCAAGATCACCATCGCAAGTTGGATCTATTATTGTATTATTATAGTGACATATTTCTAATGTTGGTTGGTTCTTAACTGAAACAGTTTTAACCTGCAACTCAACACCAACCTGAACAGTTTCACCTGTTGCTGGGTCGATCCCCATAACTGGAACTTCTACTTCACGTTCGTCATCTTCTTCTTCCCAGCCTAACTCAACTATTACTGTTCCCTCGTCAACACACGTTCTGATAAATTCATCTATAAACTTAACTTTATTCAATTGATGGTTAAACTGATAGTTCAGTACCTGTGCATTCTGTATGGCTGATTGCTTGTCTTCAAATGTATTTGGAGCAACATTAAATAAATCTGTAGTGCTAAGAAATGGATCACTAAGACTTGGATACCTCCACTCAGCTTGTTTCCTGATAACCTTTGGTACTATCTTGCTCCTACCAGCCTTAGTCTTGATTATCTGCTCACCGTTATAGTTCTTGAGCCAGTTATCAACTTCTGTGACATGGGCATTGTGTGCATGTTCTGCCTCAGTAACGTCAGCCTTCAAATCTTGCAAACTTGGAGCATTTTTCCAATCAACGAGACTATCATTATTTATATCATCGGACATCACTAACCTCGTTTAACTATGTTTAACTTAATTATATTCTTTTTAGAAATACTAGAAACTATTTTTCTGCTTGAAACATGAACACTTATAGTTCTTCTTACCATATTAAATATAATTTTACTATTTATCACGGTATCTTCTTTGGTATGGTTTGAACTACTTGGAACATTCCAGCGGCAACTGTTGACACAATTCCACTACCAATCAGTTTAACATCGTAATGCATATTCCTAGATGGAACCAGCGTCATAGTTACCTTTGAAGGTATGGTGATTGAACCAATTCCATTAGTTGAATCATCACCAACCTCAAATAAGGTAGTCACCTTAAAGTCACCTATGACACCATCCTTACTATCTTTATTTAACTTTGCTGAAAATATAAGCGTCATCCCAGTAATATCTACAGGCGACCCATCAGAATACGTAAGCTTAACATCATATATTGGTGTGTCGCCTCTATATATTGGACACAAGTCTTCTCTAATTAAACAATCCATAGCTGCTCCAATTTCCTAAAGACAAAACTTCTGATACTTCTCAAGGGTAATCTCCCAATGCGCAGCACCTCCGGCATTGTAAAATTCTTCGTGATACATTGCCATTCCTTCAAGAGTACTTGGTATTGGGCCAGGTGCTCTGTAGTATTTCACTCTTGCCATTAGTATATTAAGGGCAATGTTGTATTCAAGTGCGTCTACATCAGGCATCCCAACATGGCAAGCTGAAAAAATCTGCTCCTTAAGCTTATCCCTGAAGTGCAAATATGACCCATAATTGTCACGCATTGTTGCTGGCTCAACCTGCATCAATCCCTTAGCTGGCCCCTTTACCTGGTGCAGATACGTGCCGAGGTCAGATTCGGAAGCAGCGGTCATCATCAATAGTGTCACAGCATCTTCAGAGTAGAAGTTGTCTACCTTCTTCAACACCCTTATGATTAGATCACGCAACTGGTCTTTATTAAAACTCATATCACATCCACAACCTATAAATTTTATGTCCTTCAAACGAGTGGGACCTTCTACTATTTGGATCAGACAACTCAG